GATTTCACTCACTACCCAGAACTAAATAAGATCTGTAATGCTTGTCCGTTATTAGTATCTTGTTTCAACTGGGCATTACATAATGAAGACCACAACTATTGGGGTGCATCTTCTGCAATAGAACGAAGAGAGTTACGAAAATCATTAAAGCTTGTTAGGAAGAGGAGTGTTGCTGCATAATGTTGAACTTGCTTCAAGCTGTGCATAGCACAAACTCTTCTGCTAAACCCTTACCCGATGTATGGGAATCTCTTCGGAGATCTGGTATGCGATTCCGTCAGTCACAGTTGTGTCTTATCGCAGGTCAGCCAAACTCAGGTAAGAGTTTGATGGCGTTGGTATACGCCTTGAGGACAGGGGTTCCAACCCTTTACTTCTCGGCGGATACCGACCCCATTACTCAGATGTTTAGAACAGTTGCAGGTTTGACTGGTATATCTCAGCAACAAGTAGAGACTTACTTAGATACAGACTCGCATTACTTCGATCCATTACTGGCAGAGAAGGGTTCCCATATCAGATGGGTATTCGATCCATCACCGGATATGGATTCAATAGAGCTAGAGATTCTCGCTTATGGCGAGGTCTATGGCATGGCACCTGCATTGATTGTCATTGATAACCTAATGAACTGTGTCTCTGTAACTGGAGAAGAGTGGTCAGGTATTCGTGCAATCATGTCAGAGCTGCATCATGTTGCTCGCAAGACTGGTGCTTGTGTGCTTGCACTAACTCACATGAGTGAGGCAGGAACCGCAAGTCCTACATTGCCAGCACCACGCAGGGCAATACTCGGTAAGGCATCTCAACTTCCTTCTATGATCTTATCTATTGCAATGGATCCAGAGTATGGACAGTTCAGAGTTGCTGCTGTAAAGAATAGATTTGGTGAACACTCAGCAGATGCAACGCAGTATGTGACTCTGTTGATTGATCCAGCAAGGGTTCAGATAGCAGATTCAGACCAGCAAGGTAGGGCAGATGTAAGACCGGGGGTGAACTTCGTTGGACTCCAAGCAATCTCGAGCTAACAAACGAAAGGGTGCAACATGGGAAAGCGACCTCGTTGAATACTTCAGGGATAAAAAGTTCACTCCAGTTGAAAGATTAAGACTGACTGGAACCAGCGATGAAGGAGATCTGTGGCTATGGGCCCCAGATATTCAGACCTTTATAGTTGTCGAGGCAAAGAATGAGAAGTCATTCAAGCCGGGGCCATGGATCCAAGAGGCAGTAGAAGAATCAAAGAACTGGGTAAAGAAAAGAAAGTCAACGCCAGCAGTAGGAATAGTTATTGCAAAGCGTAGGCAATCATCAGTAGGTAAGTCATTCGTAATAATGGAACTCGATACATTTGTGGAGGTAGTAAAATGGAAACAGTAGTAAGTGTATTAGTAGTCATTGCAGGTGTTGCTCTCTATCATTTCTTAGAGCATCTGTATTACACACTAGATGCAAGGATTGAACAGAAAAAGATGGAACGACAGGTGGCTGAATTCAATAGCTACCTTGCCAGTTTAGGAGCAACAACAAAGAAGAAACCAGTCAGAAAGAATTACTAATGGCTGCCGATCCCGATCTTCTCAAGGCCGTAATCCAGCACTACGGAGGAGAAGTAAGAGACGGCTATTCAAAGCCAGTTAGATGTTGCTTTCACGAGGACTCTCATCGATCTGCCGTAATGAGTACAGATGGAGAGAAGGCAGGGCTTTACTTCTGCCATACCTGTGGCATAGGTGGAGATGCATACTCATTACTAATGTGGAAAGAAGGGGTGGACTTTCGTGTTGCTTTCGATAGAGCGGTTGACATTGCTAAACGATCTGGCATTGAACTATCACAAGAAAATAAACGAGGAGACGGTCTCTTATCTAAAAGGCCGGGGCTTCAGTCAAGAACTGGCAAGCGAGCATCTGCTCGGAACCGTACCAGTCGACTGTGATCCCAGCCATTCCCAATTTATTGGATGGCTTGCTATCCCATACCGAGTGGTCAATGGGGTAGCAGGGTTCAAGTTTCGCAGGGTAGATGATTCTCCGGGGCCAAGATACATGGCACCAATGCATCAACCTGCAAGGTTATTCAATGCCATAGATCTACAGAAGCCTAGTGACATCGTTGCTATTTGCGAGGGAGAACTGGATGCAATCGTTGCAAGTCAGTTGTTACCAGCAGTTGGAGTGGCAGGGGTTAAAGCTTGGAAGCCACACTTCAATAGGTTATTCGGTGGCTACCGAAGAGTTGTTGTTCTTGCAGATAATGACGATAAGAAAGACGGTTCTAATCCCGGAATGGAATTAGCAGAGAAAGTATTACAGGAGGTTGAACACGCTGAATTGATAGCACTTCCACTCGGAAGTGATGTAAACTCTATAGTATTAGATGAGGGTTTAGAAGGATTACGAAGGAGGCTTGGAATCGATGAGCGAATATGAAGATGGAATCAGTAGATCAAATGACGATAGAGATTTTAAGGAAATTATTGGAGGACTTAGGTCTCAAAATCCTCAGCCTAAAACAAAGCTCAAGTCAGCCTTTGGCCCTCGAGATAGTAGTTCAACTACCGAAGACCCGATGATGAACAAGTTTGTTACTGACTCGTGGGATATTATCGATGAGCTTGGTAACTTACTCATTAGTAAGCAGCGTGACTACGGCCCCGGCAACATCAACAATGCCTTCGGTGGCCCTATCAACGGCCTAATGGTACGCATGGGTGATAAGTTAGAGCGGCTAAAGAATCTGTTGGCATCTGGGCATGATCCAGAGCATGAATCCATTGAGGATTCCTTCAAAGATCTAGCAAACTATTGCATCATTGCCATGATGGTTACTCGTGGCACATGGCCGGAGAACAAGCAGCCATGAAAAAGATCTTATTTTTTTTAACTCCACTTGTTGTAATTACATTGATGGTATTAACTGTTAAGTTTGTTATGGATGCACTTGTTGAGATAGAAGAAGAATGACCGAACGGGCTGACGAGCATATCGAGGATCTAATAAAGATCACATCTGCATTTATCTATCGTAGATTTAATGGGTATGTAGAACGCAGCGACCTCGAGCAAGAGCTGAGGATGTATATAATCCAGCGACCTAAATTGGTTGAGTCACTTGATGCATCGTATGAAGTCAGCAAAGAAGAAACCAAGTGGGTTGCTCGCAGGTTGATGGCTCGATTCCGTAGGCACATAGAAAAGTATTCTCGTAAAGAGAAGTCAGCAAAGTTAGGCTATTCAACAGGTGATGAGTTCTTCTACGACACCATAACTTTGGCATCACTACTACCGGTAGCGTTGCAGTTTGAATCGCAGGGTGCAGTTCTTATTGATCGAGTTGATGATGGCACTCCTCGTAAACCACCGGTGCCTAGTGAAGGTGGCAATGTATTAGCCATGGTCATAGACATACGATCAGCATTTGAATTACTAGATGAAGAACAGCAGCTCATACTCACCAGTAGGTACGGTGCATCTCCAATGATACTCTCGGATATAGCAACAGAGATGGGGTACTCAGACTCTACAGTTGATAGAAAGATTCAGAAAGCTTTACGCAAAATGATTGACCATCTAGGTGGGCCCACGCCTTGGGGTTAAAGGTAACGCTAGAACGCTACGAGGTGGTACTTGCAGCGAACACAGCGATTGAACGATATGTATCTACCATGAAGAACGCACAGATGCATGGCCTCAAGGATATGAATCCTTGGGAGCGAATACTTTTAGATGTTGATGGATGTGGATCAGAAATTGCAGTTGCTAAGTATCTTGGCCTGTACTGGGGTGCAAACTTTGGTGAGAATGGTGTAGATATAAAGCCGAACATAGATGTGAAGTTTACCAAACACCAGAATGGCAGGTTACTTATCAGACCTGAAGCCGGTGATGATGTGAAGTTTGTCTTGGTCAAGGGTGGTATGCCCGACTATGAACTCATAGGTTGGATTATGGGTGGTGATGCTAAGAAGCCAGAGTTTTTAGACAAGCCAGACTGGAAGAGGCCAGAGCTTTATTGTGTGCCGGAAGATGCACTACGCAAGTTCAGAGGGAGTTACATAAACTAATGGCTACATACGAATACAAATGCCCGGTATGTCAGGTAAGTTACATCGTTGAAAGATCTATAACAGCAGATGAGATACGACCTATGTGTGACTGTGGTCAGCAGATGGATAGGGTGTGGAACGCAACTCCTACAGTATTCAAAGCTACCGGTTTCTATTCAGTAGAAAACCCAAGAGGATAAAAGACTAAGGCCCTCCCGAAGGAGGGCCTTAGCACCTAGAGTGGAGGATCAAGTCCACTACATTTATCTTAGCATTACTTCCCGTAGTATTCCATTAAGAACTTGCCGCAATATGGCCAAGGACTATGGCCTCGGTCTACATAGATGTGCAGAGCTACAGCGAACTGTTCTCTTAGCGTTGCATTCTTGGGTTGTGTGCCGCTTGTGCCGCCGTGGGCTTTCCATGTTCTTGGATATTCAATCTGAAAATATCCTTGGAACTGATCGCCTTTGCCGCTGACGGCATTGTGTCTTTGACCGGACTCACAGGTGGCAAGTTTTTGCCAAGCTAAAGGTAAGTCGGTGATTTGAATGTCAGGCTCTCGGATCAAGATAGGTGCTTGAGTCGGTAGCAATTCCATTTTTGCGGTTATAGGTGCAGTTGGGGCAAGCATAAGAGCCAGCCCCAACGCCACCAAACCGAGTGTTAGTCGGTGCATTTATCCCCCAAACAGGATAGCCACTCCCCAAGCGAGGAGAGGTATCACTATTAGTAGTGGTTGCCCCTCGGTAATTCCGAGAGGAAGGGTGAAGAAGGTCAAGATAAAGAGTCCAGCCCCAATCATAGACCTGCCTCAATCTGGGCAATAACCCAGCCATCACAGATCACAGCACCCTCATAGAACTCATCTGCTTGGCACCAGTAGAAGACATCATCATCTTCAATCAGTTCCTCGGTGCTATCGCCTTTGAACCCATAAGGGATCACTCCTATCTTGGTCTCTCTCATGGTGTATTCATTGGTTCCACCTATCGGAACCCGAAGAGTGCATGGATAAACCCGAGCAGTTGGAACAACTTCCTTCATAACTGGTTCATCTTTTTCATGACCATTTAGAAGCTTTATCGCCAGACCCAATCTCTCAGCAAGAGAGTCCTCAAGATCGAAGAGAACTGGGTGAGCATTGGCACCTACCTGATCGTATCCGTGACCGATACCAGTAAAGAGAGTGAGACCGTCAAGTCTTTCTCCTTCCTGCTCCGTATCCCAGATCCATTGACTGGTTTCAGTATCGAAAGTAACCATGAATGTATGTTGAGTCATAGTTGCACCTCCCTTAGCACTCGAACTCTTGGTGCTGGGCAGTCTGAGTATGGGTTCTCATTGCCTTCATTATCTTCACAAGAACACCAGCCAAACCTCATGACTTGAGTCTTGTGAGTGAGTTCAGCCAGTTCAGACCATGACATGGAGACCTGACTGGTGTCAGTCAACTCTTCCAACTTCCACTCAGAGATAGATCCACCAGTTGTTCTGACCAAATCACACTCGATACACACATCAAACCCACGGTCTTCCCAGTCGGTGTGATAGTTGTGTTCTTTGCGATTATGTTCATTCAAGTAGACAACCTTTGGATCCAACTGATAAGGCTCTAGATCACAGAGATAGTGATCCTTCAGATCATCTTCAGTCTTGCAGTCAATGCTTGAAGCCTGAGATAACTCTTCACCTCGGTCACCGTTGATCGCTTCCAAAGCTTCTTTTTCAGTTGCATAAGTTACCTCGTCATAATAGGTGTATTTATGCGGTAAGAATAAAGAGTTGTGTTCAAACACAGCACGAATTCCCCAGTTGTTTTCGCTCATGAGTGACCCTCATTTGCTTCAACTGAGAGTTCATCTAAGTAACCATTGAAAGAACTGCGTTCTTCAACATGATCTTCTTCCCATTGAACCACCCACTCTGGAGTGTCAATGTAGTTGCGGTTCATGTCCTGCCAATAAGAGTCGTAACCCTCATTGGTATCCCAGAATAGATCTATTTGGTAAGAGATCCCTTCATGTTCAACGATCAGTCTCTTTCTCCATGAAGTAGTTTCTTCACTTTGGAAATCAACTTGGATCTTGCTTTGAGTTGTAGTCATGCTGACACCTTCTCTTTCAACATCTCAGCCACGATGTTATGTGCCTCGATGTTCTCGGTTTCAGATCCACCCCAGAGCAACTTCTGAACCTTCTCCAGTTGTTCTCTTACTTGATACGGCAACCACGGCTTGGCGTTCTCGTCACAGTATTCGAAGAGATCTGGATCCAATTCGTCAATGAAATCAGGTCGCTCAATCTTCTTCTCATTTGAGTCAAACCATGTCTCATCAGATCCCCATTCACCTTGAAAACCGTGCCAGTAATAGGTCACTCCTTCATGCTCAAGTGTCATGCGGAACTTGTATTCAACTGGAAACCAATCGGTTTCTATGATCTTCATTTCTTCATTCATTTCTTGATCCATTTCACTAGGTAAATCGGCGTTCAAGATGAACACCACGAAAGGCAGGGAGCCGAAGCACCCTGCCCTTCATGTCGTCAATCTTTGAGTTGCGTTATGTCAATCATTCGAGTCGCTGACTTGCTCTCTTCAGCGTTATGTCGGTCAGTAATCCACCACTCCAGACCCTGAAGTCTGGTTGCTAAGTCGTGGTTTGCGAGTGGGTCGCTGGA